TCTGTAATCTCCTTTATATCCATAAGAAAATCCTTTACCCATTTTAAGATTACCAATAAATCTTTTAGAAGCTGTGTCTAAAGCTAATTCAATATCAATAGGACTTAGTTTAATTTTTATCATATCCAGTCTATAGTAGGTTTTCCATTGTAATTAACATCAAATACAAACCAAGCAAAACACATTAAACCATTGTTTTTACCATTTTTTTCAAATGCTAATCTTTTGCTAAATACATAAATATTTTTTAATTTATTGAGTTTAAATATTTTTTCATATCTTTTTAAACCTTCTAAATAAGTTAATTTATGTAAAAATGCTATTTTGTACTTTGTTAATTTTAATGCTTGTTCAAAAAATTCTAATGATAAATTAAAAGGTGGATTAGTTACAATATTATCAACTTTTTTATTTGATTCTAAAAAATTAATTCCTGTATCTCCATAACCTCTGTCAATCAAATCTGAGCTGTAAACATTGTAATTGTTTTTAAGTAAAGGTTTTGATATTGCACCATCACCACAAGCACATTCCCATATATTACCTTTGAAAGACTCTTTTTCTAATAATTTTATTGTTGCAATTTCTGGTGTTGGGTAAAAATCGTTATCTTTTCTATCATTATTATTATTGTGACCAACAAAAAGCATACTGGTTTTATTCATTTTTTATTTCTTATCCTTTCTATAATTAATTCTTTCTCTTTCTATATCTATTTCTTTATTTCTTATTTCATATTCTTCAAGAGTTGTATTGGTATGATGTTTAAAATAACAACTAGCACATAAGTCATTACCATTTTCAACTACATCTGCTTTCATTTCGCACTTGCAGCAAATCCTGTAATCACCATAAATGTTAGTTTTATCTGTCATAACTAATTCATTATTAAATAGGTTGTCCACATAATAACTTCTATAATGATAATAGCTTCAAGCATTATATAAACTCCCTTTTATATAATTCTTCCAACCAACTAAAACAAAGGTCGTTTACATAATGAATATCATATCCAACTTTAATAAGTTTTTTTTTCATTTTAATTTTAAGTTTAAATAACTCTTTTGATTGATTAAGCATAATTATACCTCCTGTTAATTTTTTCTAACCATTTATAATAAAAACCAATTCTTTCATTTAAAGATTCAGAATAATTAATTTCATTATAATAATCTTTAGAAGATAATTTTTCTTTTAAATATAAGTATTGATATTTTTTTAATTTTTTATGATTTTTAAGCATGGTTTTTTTCCTTTCAATCTTTTGATTTTATTCCAGGTAACACCATTGGAATACATAGATCCATAAACACAATTAGAAAATGTTAATATTTCTAATCTCTCTAGTTCTAATTTAGTTAAGGGTTTTTCTGTTTTCTTTTCTTGCATTTATAATATCTTTAAGTTCTTTCTTTTTCTTTTCCCATATTTTCTTAAACGATACAGGACCATTCTTAATCATATAATCTACATTTGCAAGTCTTCTGGCATCTTGCCTTTTTGTAGTATCAAATATAAATGGATAACCAAATTTATTTCTCATTATTACTCCTTTATAAATTTAATTAGTTTTTTAAAATATCTAATTGGTAATGGTTTGATGATTTCTTTAGGAATTAGGTCCTGGTCAATCTTTGCCTGACACTCCCCAAAATCTTGAAAATCATAAAACTTACTATCTTGTTGTTTAGATATTAAATCTGCAGCTGATGTATATTCTTTGTTTTTCATATTAACCTCAATTGTTTAAAATTATTTTTTTTGATAGGATTTAATTTTCTGCACATTTGATTAAACATTTTCCAACAATTAGCAGGTGATTTATAATATATAGAACCAACATAACCCTCATCATCCATTTCATCGTTAGATAAATACCAAGATTTCATCTTAGTTCCATAATCAATAATTTTACCAGTTAATTTACTTTTAAAACGAATATTTATTTTAAATAAATTAACCTGGATAAAGTCTTTTTTTGGAAATGAGTATTTTGAACCTGGAAAATTTATTTCCTTTTTAGCTTCAAATAGTAATCCTTGTTTTGACAAAAAATCAGGATACCAAAACCATTTTTTATTTTTCATTATATATACTCCCATTTACCAGATTTGTTTTTTTCTTTAACATCTCCATCCTTAGTAAATTTTATATCAAATTTCATTACTGAATTATAAAACTGTTCATCAGATTTATTGATATATTTAATTTGATTTTTTTTAGTCATTTTCAAAACATTTTTTGGTAAGAAAGGTTTTGCAATTTCTAATCTTAAATCATCTCCACTTAGTTTGTTTAACTTATCGTAATTTACTTTATCCATTATATTCTCTCCTTTATTTCTTCTTCTGTAAGTTTTCTAACAGAAGATGGTTTATAGTTTCCAATAAATGAATCGTCTTTGTAATAACTTCTTGTTAAATTTTCACATTTAATTCTTTTAGGTGTAAATCCAACAACCTTACCTAAAACCCAACAGTAAGCATCAACATCACTTTGTTTAATCCAAACTAAATCATTTATTTTCATTTCCTCTCCTTTTGTTTGATTCGCTTTCATACCTAATTTATACACATTTTGTACACTATAGCAAATTATTTTATGTTCTCTGAATGTTCTTGTTGATTACTTAAAATTTAAGTATACAAGGTGAGAAAAGGAAAGGAATAAAATATGGAAAAATCAAAAAAGGGGTTTGCCATGATCCCAAATCAATTATTATATGATGAAAGACTAGGAAATGAGGCAAAAGTCTTATTTTGTTATATTAAGAGCTTATCTAGTGGATATAGAAACCTCAGAAACTCTAATTTGAGAAAGAAACTAAATTGTTCTATGAATACATTACAAAAAGCTAAAAATGAGTTAATTAAAAATGGTTACTTAGTTGTTCACAGGTTATCAAGTGCTAACAGATATACATTACAACTACCAAGTGATTACTCAAAAATTAAGCAATCTGATTACTTAAAAATTAAGCAGTCTGACTACTTAAAATTTAATCAGTATTTAGAGAGTAATAACAATATATATAATAACAATAGTAATAAGAAGAAAAGAGGCTTTAAAGGATTTAAGAAATGAATGAGGATAAATACTATTACAATGGTGAGCCACTGCAGCTCAGTTATAATAATAATTATTGCATGGCTGATAAGATTGAAATTGTCAGAAAGATTGAGGATGATTTTAAGAATGGAATGTTGTCCTGGACACAGATGTATTGGATAATTGATAATGCTAAATTTGGCAGTTATACTTGTCAGAGGATTATAGATAAATTATTATTTGAAGGTAAAATAAAATTAAATCCCATCACCCTTGATAAGCGAACATTTAATACTATTCCTAAGCCTTTTGACTTGTAAAAGCACAAGATATTGTGTTATAATCTAAATTGGTATCAACTCCCTTTTTAGTTGTTTTACCTATTAGTTAATTAACTTGAGTCTGTTGGGATTTCCCTCTTTCCTTTCTATTCCTGGCAGACTCACCCAAATAAATTATTATGGCAGGTAGACCTAGAAAACTTAATAGAAAATTAGAACAAAAGATCCTAGATTATTTAGCAGATGGTTTAACTATCAGACAAGTATTTGAGAAACCAGATATAGACTACACTTGGCAATCCTTTAGAAATGAATTGGTTAAATCTGATGAACTAATGCAAAAGTATCAGAAGGCAAAAGAACTAGCAATTGATTTGGAACTGTCTAACTTGAAAGACAAAAGATTAGAATTAGAAGCTAAAATAGAATCTGGAATAATAGATGGTAAAGCAGGACAGAACTTAGTTAATCTTTATAAAGTTATTGTAGCAAGTTCACAGTGGTCTGCTAGTAAAATTGCATCTAAAAAGTATGGTAAAGCAGCTGAATTAACGATTAAAGGTGATGATAAACAACCATTAAACATTAGTTGGAGTAAGTAATTTATGAATTTTTATAGTTTAGAATCTTTCAAAAGTATTGATTTTATTGAGAGAGTGGTATTCTTTGCACATATAAAATAGGTTTAATACACATGAGCCAAAAAACTGTTGCAAAAAAATCACAATGTTGCTTGAAAACAACAAAACAATTTAGAATTATTCTAAACTGGCGATAACCAATCATTTATCGGAAATTATTATTGATAACTGATAACTTATCACTAGAGAACTTTAGGTTGTATTTAACAGTTTTTAGTTCTTGGACCACAAATTGGGGGGTTTTATAAAAGGGTGCTCCCTGATTTTAAGGTATCGTTTAAAAATAAATTTATGTATGGTGTAAACAAA